CGGCGCTCCGACCGTGTTCTCAATCGCATCAGCTTGCGCGCGCATGCCATCGCTGGCGATCTTTGGCTGACCGCTCTGGATTGCGGAGGACCACTGCACCATTTGATTCAGCTGGTTCTGCTGCTGGGCCGCGCTCTTCGTATCCCACGCCTGCTTGAACTGCGCAGTCAACTCGGGGACCAGAATGGCGGCTTTTGCGTAATCGTCGGCCGACGCGTTAGGATTGCTCGCGAGCGACTGGATGACCTGCTGCTGTCGCTGCTGCTGGGCTAGTGCGATCTGCTTTTGTTTTTGCTGGGTCTGCAGATCGGTTAGTGCGGCACCGTTCTGTATGCCCTGCAGGAACGACGCTCCAGGCGCCGGCAAATTAGCGAATGCGCTGGTGTAATCGTACGGATCAGGCATCAGAATTTGCTCCCAACGAAGGTGCCGAAGGCGTTGCCGATGGTGTTGTACATCTGCGAATTCGCCCGGCCAGCCGCGAGCGCAGCCCCGGCCTGTGCGGACCCTTGCTGTCCAAGTAGATTGGTGATGTTGTTACCGGTCTGAAGCCCAGCATTACCAACCCCTGCGGCCGCGTTCTGCCCGATGCTCGTCAAGCCGCCAAGATTGCTGTACTGCTGCTGAATCAATTGCGAGAGCAGGGCCGGCGAGAACTGAGCGAGAGCGCCTTGCACGTTCCCACCGCGCAGCCCTCCCGTGGCCGATGCATTCGACAAGATCCCGTTGTTGCCCTGCTGCTGGAGGGCTGCGAACTGAGGCGATGCCTGAATACCATTAATCGCGGCTTGCTGGGCATCAGCACCATTTAGCCCAAGCAAGTTCTGCTGGCCAGCCAGCGCACCGTTACCGGCTGTGACGTACGGCGATAGCAATTGCTGGATCTGGTCGAACTGGCGCCGCTGTTCCTCAATGCCGGCTTGCGAAGCCTCACTCTGCGCGTTCGCCGCTGTATTGGCCGCATCCTTCTGGCTTTTGGACGAGAGATAGCCACCGACGATCGTGCCGCCGGCAACGGCGGCTGCTACCCAAGACATGCGACCTCCTTGGATTCAAGTGCAGGGTGCGAGTTGTCGATCAAGGCCAGTTCAAGCGCCTCCAGATCGGTAAGGTTTTGCGGGTTGGCGTGGATCGTGGTCCATACCGTGTCTTCCAGGGCGTAGCCGACGCGCTTCGTGCCAGGACGAGAGACAAGCGTGCAGGGGGCGGAGACGATCTTCATGCCGTCCTCGGTCCAGACGGCGATACGGCCTTGTGAGACGATGTTTAGGTGCTCTGTGCTATGCACCTTGCCGGTCAGGATCGTGCCGGCGCGGATGAGGATTTCGCGCGCATACAGGCCATCAGCGAAGTGATGCACAGGCTCGATGGGAAGCTGCTCCATCGTGCGCATTTGCGCTTCGAGCCGTTCGATATCTTCGCGGGTGGGAATTCGCGCCTGAGTGGTCAGGTCTTGATGGTTGCCGGCATCCAGCAGCATGATTTCTCCCGTTAGGGGTTCATGGCCGCTGGTAGCCTGGACTCAGCTATCGCGTAATGCGAATGCCTTGATTATAGGCATTGATTACTGAAAAACTCAATATGATAGTTATTCAAAATCAACTTACGAGGTGATTTGGCGCCCGGACGCACGGATAGTGATCGCGCTGGCTGCATCTGGTAGGGTCGAAATGAAATCGCCGCTTTCCAGAGTATGCCCTACGATCTCCGGGAACTGATAGCTTTTCCCGGCGGATATTGTGATGTTGTATGCCAGCGCGTTCGATGCCCCTGCGCTACCACCGCTCGTCACCACACGCACCGTGATCGTATGGTTCGCGGCAGTTATATTCGTTGCCGTGAATTTGTCGATGATGGTTTTGCAGTTAGTCGATGTGTACTGCGTCGTCTCAGCGTTTTCAGCATATTTTGATTCGATCAGAGCTATGGCGGTGGTGGTCATGATTGTCCTTTATTGATTCAAATTCCGTTATACCGTGGTGCTGTCAGTGATCAGTCCAGTTGTCGATAGAGCCGTTAGCAGGGAAGCCAATGCCGCATTACCTCCCCTGGAGCCGGTGACGGTCTGTTTGGCGGCTGGCGTGGTGCCGAAGAACCCGATACCAGTACCATCGACGGTCAGTCTGACCGTGCCGGACGCGCGCATATTGACAGCCAGGCCGTCAATATTTAGGGCCACATAAGCGCTACCTGATCGGTTGTAAGACAGAATTCCGGTAGTGCCAGCGCCATAGGCCGATCCGTCCGAATCGAATTCAATACCCTGGACGCCGCTGTTGGAAACCACAAATCGGTACGTCGGCGTCGTGGTGCCAACGCCAACAGTCGTGAATCGACCAGTATTTGGGGTTGTTGATCCAATAGCCCCTGGGATAGCCCACGTGCCGCCCAAAAGCTGTGACACATTCAGGTTTGGCACGACCGTTGTAGACGCAATCGAGAACGGCGACGTGCCAGTTGCAATGGTGCTTGTGATTTGACCGGATGCACTCAACGTTGTTACGGCGGCTGCGGCCGGCGTCGTTATGCCCAATGTGCCATTGAATTGAGCGCTGACTGATGGGACCGTCATCAATCCTGTGTTTGGATTGAACGTCCACTTCGTACTGGATGTCTTCGGCGCATATTGTCCGCCTGTTGCGGTCGACCATAGCGGATACATCGTCGCATTCGTCGTTGTATCATCCGATATCTCGACGGAGGTTGCATCGTTTTGAGATGCGCCGGATATCGTGCCGCCAGTGATTTCGACTCTGTCAGCGTTTTGCCACGCCATCGTGCCTCCAGGTGGCACTGGCGCCAGGTCGTCCCGCTCAACTGGCAAGAACGTCGACGGCTGCACCATGTCATCTTCACCCCGGGCAGCTTGCGGTGTCGGCGCAACCTCAAGATATTCAAGACTATTGCTGAGTTCGACTAGTCGCGCAAAAGCGATATTTGCCGCAGCGATTGCCTGCGCTGCTGCCAGCGCAGCCTCTTCGGCTGCCTCCGGAAGACTTGACCCGACAGCATCGAACACGCGCTCAAGTGCGACGATTGCCTGATGGTTCTTGGTGATGCCGGCGAGGATCTGGCGGTCGAGCCCGAGCTTAGGCATAAAGTGGCTCCAGCTGGATTTCGAGCCGTGCGAAGGCGATATGGGCGTCGCTGGTCCCTCGGAAGCGCTCGATACGCCAGTTCTGCATCGATCCGTTCTGCAACCAAGTCAGGCGCCGCAGACGATCCCCCTGCTTGCCTGCGCTGCATGGCCGCTCCTGGCTCCACGTCTCACCATCCAGAGAGAACGACGTCCAGACGACCGGATCCGCCCCGAGCGCTACGCGGCCCGGCAATGCGACCAGTTCGATCTGGTGGAGGATCGCGCCGAAGCCGCCGTTATAGAGAATCGTGGTGCCGAAATCCCAGCCTATGGTCTGCCCGTAGTGCGTCGATACCGTGTCGACCAACTGACCCAGCGCCGCGCTGGTCGGATCGCCGCACAGCCACTTGTCGTAGCACCATACGAAGTTGCGTGCGCGGTACTGGCCGAGACCAACCACACTTGATGTCAGTTGGAACCAGACTGGCTCCTGCAAGGCGGCAGACGCCGCGGCGTCATAGACCCAGGTCTCGTTTGGCAAATGCACGTATAGCAGCTGATGGCTCTTGTCGCACCGCGTTTCAAGCAGGGCCTGCGAGAGTTCCGCTTCGGTGTAGCCTTGCAAAATCGTGTCGATCTCGCGCGTCGATATCTTGCTCGTGACGCTGTTCGCACCGACCCATACGGCCGGCGGCTCGTTCCGACCGCCGCCCATGAAGGCGATAACCTCATCCTCACCCATAGAAAAAGTACAGGCGCAGTGCGTGCCGATGGCGCCGCGGTTCATCAGCGCACCATTGTTTCGCTCGAATGGGAACAGGTTGCCACCGATATTGTTGTACTGCTCGATGGTATAGCGCCCGACCGCATGCGCTTCCTCGCGCAACTTCAATAGCCGCTTGATCGGGTCCGGATCTGTCTCTGCACTACCGTATTTCAGCGGATTGATGGAGGTCCGGTCATTGAGCTCGTTCACGATCAGCGATGTGCCATCCGTAGTCATCGTATAGCCATCGATAAACAGAGCATCGACAACCGTACCAAGATCGGGATCGGTAACTTGAGTCAGGACAGTATCCCAGTAGTACAGATTGCCGCCAGAGGCGATGATCAGGCTGTCAAATGAATAGTCGAGCGTGACCTGGCCGCTGCCCGCCACAGCGGCCAGAGTAGTCGCCGTTCCATCATCGTTGATGCGGACCAGATCGTACCCCATCACGCGATAGGTGATGCCATTCCAGTTTATCGCGCCACGATCAATGCCAGGGCCAGTGCCGAACGTCTCGATGCCTTCAGCAGGGCGCAAATAGCCCTTGCTTATGCCTTGGTCCTTCGGCACAGGCATGAGATTGCGCGGATAAACTGTTCTGAAGTCGGGTGCGCCGTCAGTCGCAATCCCGCTGAGGATCGGCACCTGCATTAGATGCCGCCTTCCCCTGGCTGGATGTGCAGGGTCGTTCCAGCCGACGAAATGTATGCGATGGTATCTTCGCCGTCGGCCTTGGAGACAATGACGTCAGAGCTAGCACGCACCGGCAGGTCAGCGGTGGTTGCTGTCTGCGAGCCTGTTCCGATACGAACGTGGCAGATTCCGGTCCCGGAATTGACCAGACGGACCGATTTGCACGTCGCGTTGATCGTCACGCTAGCTGATGCGGCAGCAGGGGTGACTACTTGATTCGCGCCGCGCTGCGGCTGAAACGGTGCGTGAATTGCCATGATTTTTTACCCCACCCTGAACCAAGATTGAAAAACGCCGTCGAAGCGAAGGCGGAAGAAGGCGTTAGCTGCCATAGTGGTCGGCGCGCCGTTGACTGCAGTAGCTCCGTTTCCACTCACCGTCAGCGTGGTGACGGACTGCGTCGAGCTCACCAGAACCTGCTGGCCGTCCTCGCATTCGGCTACCGCCGGTAGAACGATGGTGCCCGCCGCATAGCCCGCCACTGGTGTCATCAGCAGATAAACACTGCCGCCGTCCGTCGTCGGGTTGATCGTGACCGAAAAGCCGGTAGCAGCAGGCGCGAAATACTGAGTCTCGTCACCGCCGGCTGCCGTCAGTAGCGACTGGATGTAGGCGGCAATCACCGACATCGAGGCTTTGCGTGCGTCGCCGTTCGCGCTCGAATAGATCGGCACCGAGTCCGCAGCGACTACCGAATCCACGGCGGAAAGTTGATTGATGGTGGACATGCGGTGCTCCGGTTATTCGAATTCGATCTGGTCGCCGCCCTCTGCCGCCATGAGCGGGTCGGCCGGGGTCGGCATGAATGGGTTATTGACAGTGCGCCAGGGCTTATTGCCGGCGCCACGCGGAAGCGTGTTTGGTAGTTGCTGCTGCGGCGGGAAGCTGGCGCGCGACATCAGCACGTTGTAGCCTTGGCTCGCGGCATTGCGGGTGTCTTGCGATACCTGCTTGCCGACCATGGGAGCAATCTTGAGAGCAAGGTTTGTGCAGACAGCCTCATAGGCGGAATCAGGCACTCCAGAATCCTGCGTGCTATCGGATGCGTCAGGGCTGGATGGCAGAGCGTAGCCCAAGCGGATCCCTTTCGCGTTCCATGTCGCCATCATGGAATCAAGCCGGCGCAGTGCTCCTTGCCGCTGCTCGGGGCCGATGTTAAACACGTAGCTCGCCAGACCGATCTCTTCGAAGGCCTGATCGATGAGTTGATCTTTCGTCCAACCCATGGCATCAGCCCTTTGGCTTCAACGCAGCATCGATCATATTGGCCAGCTTCGCGTCGGTGATATTTGGCGCATAGATCAGGCCCAATTCGGCCGCCTTGCGCTTCAATTCGTCGCGCGTCGGAGGCGCATCGAGTGGCGCTATTTCTTTTGGCGCCGGCGGTGCGAGTGCATCCGGTAGCGTGGCATGCCATCCGTCAGCCAGATGCGCATCGAACTCGTTCTGGTCGGCCATGGAGGCGTATGCGTAGGTGCCGCCCTGGCATTGATGCGAGCCCGGCGAACGGAAAACCAAACGTGGGAACATGCGCTTCTCCTGTAAGCGGGTCGAGTTGCCCCGGCCCGCGCGTTGTACATCGCTTAGCTGATGCGGTAGATGTCGTAGGTGGACGAACCTGAGCACACGAGCCGGAAGATGCCCGACGAGATCTTCGTGGTTGCGCTGTTGGCTTCCACCACCAAATTGCCGTACATCGTGGTGCCACTTGCAGCCGTGGCAACGGTGATGTCGTAGGTGTCGTTCGTCGCCACGTTCACCAGTGCGAAGTCGAGCGTGTCGCCGGTCGTGAAGTCAGAGGGCAGTGCAGCTGCGATCACAGCGCCGGTCGGCATCGTGTAGGTGGCGGCGGCGGTCGGCGTGCACTTGACGGTGCCGGCCAGGATTGCGGACACAGCAATCGTCGCCGTGTCGGTCATAGTTGCCACGACGCCTTTCTTCGAAACCGGGCTGCGTAGATAGACCACGCCGTCAAGTCCAGAACCGTTCTTCGCGCCGGCAGTAATGGCAACCGTGCCGCCGCTTGCGTTGCCAGCGGTACCAGCGCCTGCCGCGATCGTGACGGCGCCACCAGTACCGGACGTTGCGCCACCGGCAGATGCTGCGATCGCCACCGCGCCGCCTGCGCCAGTCGCGCCGCCTGCGCCGCCCGTAACTTGCGCTGCACCGCCAGCTGCCGAACCTTGGCCAGCACCGCCGACGATCTTGGCGACGCCGCCAGCCGAGTTGCCTGCAGTACCTGCGCCACCAGTCACGGATGCCACGCCGCCGGCGCCCGAGGTCGCACCGCCAGCAGCAGCTACCACAGTCGCCGCGCCGCCAACGCCGGTTGCGCCAGGCTGGCCGCCGACGACGGCTGCTTCACCGCCTGCATTGCCCGAGGTGCTGGAGGTGCCGCCGATGACCTTGGCATAGCCGCCTTGCGTGTCGCTCAGGCCGGTGATGGTGAACGTAGCGTCAGCAGCCGTGATATCGGCCTGCGGCGTCGTCACGGTTGGCGCGGAGCCCGTGTTGTAGTAGGCGGCGGAAGGGCCGGCATCGACGCGAACGACGGTTGCGGCCGTGAATGCGTCCGAGACGTACTGATCACCAGGGTTGGTGGTATGGATCACACTCCATGTGGTCGGATGGTTCGGATATCCGACCTGCTTGGAAACAATTACTGAGGCCTCGCTGTAGACGGCGATCTTCTCGTTTGCCGCGACGGTAACTTGCGAGTTCCCGTTTGCATAAATTTTGGTAGCCACGATGATTCCTTCAGGTGCGTGCTGCGAATGCGGTAAGGGCGGTCCGAAGACCGCCCGTTCTTAGGTTTAGCTAAACACCATCATGTCTGCGAGAACAGCATGATCCCGGCCATTTCCGGCTGCTTCATGCAGACGCCCCAGCGAACGTCCCAGCGGAACTTGGTCTTCATCGTGTTGATGTCGTAAAACTTTTGCATCACCACTTCCAGGCCCTGGTCGGTCGTCGCGCGCCGCACAGCGGTGCCAGCGTCGGTCGGGACCGCATAACGGCCCGGCAGGATCTCGATGGCGTCTTTCTGCCAGAACGGGTTGACCGAGGCGGTCACGGTGTTCATGAACACGATGGCCGAGTTCGAGGCCTTGGTGTTGATGACGCAGTTCTGGTATTGCAGTTCCGCGTCGGTGCCGCCTTGGGCTGTGATCATCGGCGGGCTGATGACCAGCGTGGTCGATGACGGGACCGAGATCACGCGGAAGGTCTTGAGCTGGCCGGTATCGCCCTTGCTGATGTGGTGCACGGCGTTCAGCGCTGCTACGGTGAAGCAGTCGCCGGCCGCCACGTTAGTCGTGGAGCTGACCGTGATGGTCTGGTAACGATTGTCGACGTTCGAGGTTTCGCCAGTTGCTGCCGTCGACGTCGCCACCGGGGTGTAGTAGTTCACCGCCGCATCGCGCGTGTCCATCGTCAGGCCACTGCCGCCGGCCGCTGCCGTCAGGCGGGTAGCGTAGTCGAGCTTGTACGTGTCGAAGTTAGCCAGATGGCCGACATATGCCTTCTCGTACGCCGTAACCGGCTTGCCCTGCATCGTGCCACGGCCAGCCAGATTCGACGCCATGCCGTTGTAGTCGCGAGTGGACAGGGCGATGTAGCGGTTGAACGCATTGACGCCTTGCTCGTTGAAGATCGCTTCGGCCTGCGCCAGATCGTCGAAGCCGGATGCTGCGGCCGTGCGCTTGACCACCAGCGTGCCTTGCAGGGCGGCGACGGTCATCACGGACAGGTTGACGTCCGACGACAGCTTCTGTGCAGCAGCTTCGCCAAGGCGACCTTCTTGCAGCGCATCGCGCATCTCGGTCGCGGTCATGATCGCGGTCGAATGCTTCGAATAGCCGATGGTGGCCGGGACGGAAAGCTGGGTCGCTTCGTCGAAATTGTTGGTTGCGTCGGTGCCGTCGTGCGACTGCGCGATGTACGGTTGCGGGCGCCAGATCGTGTCGTTGGCGCGCTCCATCGTGACCTGATCGGTCTCGTATTTCGACACGTTCCGCGACAGCACAAGCTGATCGTTGAACTTTTCGAGAACGTTTTCGAACGCAACGATCTCTTCTTTGTTAAAGTTGTTTGCCATTGTCTAGCCTCGTGAGTTTGGGCGTTCTTTTACGCCGCTCGCTTCTTCTGCTTGTAGGCGAAGACCTTTGAATGGTCGCCAGATTTCTCAGCTTCAGCGCGCAGACGTTCCAGGGTTTCATCACCGCCACCCAGCACTGGCGCACTACCGCGCACTTGCTTTTCGGGAGGAGGTGGGGCCTTGCGTGGCGTAACTTTCAATTGAGTCTCCAGTCTTGCGATCGCGAAGGCGAACTTCACGGGGTCTGTGATCGAAGCGAGTTCCTTGGCCTTGGCCGGGTTCTTGCCGAGTGCGTATTCGACGATGGCGGAGTTGTCGGCGCCGGAAACGATGATGGCTCGCTGGGTGACGCTGAGCACTTCCGAGACAACTGCCTCGGCATCGTCATAGTCGGAAACCTTGAGCGAGGCTTTCGCCTTGTCGTGGTTCGCCAGCGTGGCTTGCCATGCTTCTGCGGCCTTCTTTTCCGCGTCAGCCTTGGCTTGCTGCTCCGCTTTGATCTGGTCCTGCTGCTTGTGCCAGGCGGTCAGCTTGCTTTCGAAGG